CAATTCCTCTGAGTTTATCAAGATTTACTGCACTATCCACAACATCAACATGCTTAAAGCGTGCAAGCCATACCATGACTTTCTCGTTTTTGCTGCAGTAATCATTCTCTCCGACAACATAAGCTGTCAAAGCATCATTTATCACTTCCGCTACCGGACTGACAGCATATGTGATAAATTCATTTGTTGCATCTGATTTTTCTGTGATATTGCCATTAAATACAGCCTCTGGAATATCGAAAGCATTTGCCACCTCGTTATTGATCTGCAAAGCCATCTTTGCCAGTTCCTCAGCTTTCACTGCTGTATTTATTTGCAGCTGTTCTACGGATGCATTCTCTTGTTCTGTTAAAACTTCAAGGGCATCTGACGTCAGTAGTTTTTTAATTTTTAAAACATACTGGTCTTTTGTCATTACCTTGTCTGTACCATCTGCCTGCTTTTCTCTGAATGATAATGCATTCGTTCCAAGCTTCAGTTTGAATCTTGGTTGGCTGGACAGCTGCATCATTGCATTAATGGAATCCATCGTCTTATCAAATTGCCCTACTACATTCTGCAAATACAGTCGTATCCTTGCATTGTCATATCTTAGATGAATCACTTCATCGGATTGAAATGTGCTGAAAATTGTAAGATTTTCACCTCCGCAGCTTAACATCACATCTTTGTAATTCCGCTTCAGCATCACTTCATTTGTTTGTGACCATGATGTTGCTCTGTAATATTTACCATTTAGCGGAATAATCAGAGCTTCTTGTTCTGTTAGTAGCTGCTTAACCACTTCCGTCCAGAACACTGTCCCGCATTCGTGGTCATTGGGCTGTACATTTAGCCTGTATTCTTTCTTATTTTTTTCTTTGCTCTCCGTCTGGATCAGTATGTCAGACTTCGCTATTGCCTTGGCGATCATCATAATTGCTTTCTCGATGGCAAGCTTTGAAAGATTCAGCTTTTCCATGTCAACTGCAATGATTTCCGCCAAAGACTGTATCTCTTTGTTTCTATCTTGGAACAAAAAATCAAACATTTTCTCTTTCTCCTATTAAACATAGATTATCTGAACTTCCAGCTTATCCTTGCAGAACATAGCCACATCAAAAGCCATAAATCCATCATTTTTTCTCAATTTCGGTTCTATCTTGCCGAAATTCTTATTTCCAAACTTATCCTCGTTCACGCTTGTGTTATTCGTGTACCACCGCATGATTGCTGATGGTCCGAAGTTGACCATCCCCTGTGAGAACATAGACTGAATAAACGGAGCAATAATTCCTGTTGCTGACGTTATCTTTCTAACCAGCCGAACAATGCCATGTGGGTTCTTCTTATCCTCAATCGTGAGACCTCTTTCTTCAAATGCTGTCTTGAATAACGTGTAGCGATAAGTATCCATTGCTATTTTCTTCACATCATAGTCTTGGAACTGTTTCATGCACCAGTCGGCTATTATATTTACATCAATCACCGGACCTTGGACAACTTCAAAATCCTCAAACTCTTCTTGTCCGGCATTGCGCAACGGGAATTTGATCGAATCAATGAACGGAGAGTCTGCGCAGATCCATGTGTGTTGTCTCCATATCCACTCTCCATCATCTGTCTTGGTCAGAACGCCAGCTGATGCGAAATCTCGCACATCCGCATAGTCAATGCCGATCACTGCTGCCTGTCCTCGTGTGTCCAATGTTATCCGTGGAATCTTTCGTTCCAGTTCTTCCATTGTCTCACCTTCATAACATGCTCTCAGGACATTTTGCCATGTTGTGACCGTCTCCTCTTCCTTTCGTGCCGATCTGTCCATTCGTTTTGTAATAAATTCAGCACGCTTTGAGGGAATCTTCTTCATTTCCAGATAATCATGCATGATCTGATTCGCAAGAATTGGCATGTATTCCATTGAAGGGTTGGCCTTGTGCCATGCCTCCTGATCATCGATTTCTTTCATGTCATCAATCTCGCAAATGAATGGGAAGTACCCTAGCAGATTCTCTCCCGTCTCCAAGATTTCTGCACACATTGCCGAAATTTCATCCAGCGGACCGTCTCTGACATAGCCATCTGTTGTGATAATAAACTCTCTCGAATGCTTGACCTTACCAAAAGAGGATTCAAATACATTGATCTGGTCATAGTTCTCGTAGGCATGGATTTCGTTCAGGACAAGACATCCTGTTCGCTTACCATCCTTGGTCTTTGCGTTCGAAGTGTTGTATTTCATCTCCGATCCTGTTGCCAGGTTCATGATAAGTTCCTTTGTGACCGAAAACTTTCCCTTGAATTTTGGATTATCATGTAGCATGTCATAAGCTACCTTGAATGTGTCCTTAACCTGGCTCTCTGAGTTCGCCACAATTTCAACATGGTAATTTTTCACTCCGTAGAGCGGAGTCTGAAAGAAATTTACCAGCGGCACGATAAATCCATCTTTACCATTTCCACGTCCTTCCTTGATGAAGAACTTTGAAAATACCGGAATGTCATCCACATACATAAATGCAAACGCATAAATGAACTTTTGGAATGGAAATAGTTCGTAGTAATTTGTTTTGCAGTACTGTAGACAGTTCCTATATGTTTTTTCATCAAAAAAAACATCGTTTCGCTTCAATGTCGGCTTCACGATGTTTTCTATCAGTAATTTTCTCTTTTTATTTATCCATTTCGGATGCTCTTCGGCATATTTGAGATAATTATCAATCTCTTTACAGGTAACCATCTGTCGGATTCTCCGGTTCTGGTATCGGTTCTTTCAGCTTCAGATCAGCCAAGATTTTCAGCATAGTTGCTGTGGTCTTTTGCAGATTTACTACAGATTCGTTTGCCTTTTCCACACTCACACCATTTCCATTGATGGCTTCATACCGGATTCCTTTTTTCCTAATATCTGCAATCAGTTTCTTTTTCAATGACCAATAATATACATAATCATCAACCAAATCCTTATAGAATTCTGCGTTCATTCCGCGCAACTTCAACTGCTTTACTAACGATTTTTTTATCTCCGTCTGCGTCAGTGTTTTCTTCCTCTGAGTCAATCTTTTCACCACCTTTTTCACTCAAATCATGCCATTTTTATCAATTTTTCACTTCTTTTTTCGCTCTTTTTAAGCCTTTTTTGAAGTTGTCTGAAAACTTTCCTTCTTATAGTGAGTCCTGAAATTTGACCACCCCTGCCCTTTTCACGCGAGATTTTAGAATTTCTCCAGAGTCATGGCTACATCCCCGTTCTTCACTTAGGAAAAATCGCTGAGAATTTACCGGGGGGTCTATTTAAAAATTGAGGACAGCTGCGGACTCGAACCGCACATGCGACGGCTTGCACCGTCCGCTTGTCTCCTCCTAAGCTATGTCTGTCCTCAGTGTAGCTACCATCTTTCTTCGCTCGCAAGCTTCTTCTTTCTTTGGAATCTTCTTGGAGTCCTTCCATGTCGCAGATTGTGACACTTCACACATAGACTGATCAGGTTGTCATCTTCCAACCCTAGCTCCGGATGCTCTTTTAGTTCAACAATATGATGCACCTCTTCAGCTCTTCTGATCTTTCTGTCTTCTCCTTGCAGGATGCGGCCCGCTGCCACTGCATCCTCCAATCTCTTTCTGCAGTCCTGGCACTCATAGTGATCTCTCTCAAGAATCCGTATCCGCTTATGCTTTCACAATGTTGAGTTGTAAAATTTCTTTGCTTCCTTGTCCGTCATAGTTACATTCCTTCATACAAAAAGACACCTGCCGAGAGGATTGCAAGTGTCTCTTTCAAGAAATTTGTATGTATCTGTCCGTCTTTCGACAATATCAGATTAGCACAGTTAGAACTCCAGTGGACTCCACTCTTTAA